TACAGCGCTTGTAGATAACGTTGGAGCATTTGGTACAGAAGCTGAAATAGTAAGTAAGCCTGGATCGTTATCAGTAAAATCTGATAAAGGAAAAAAATCACTAAAAGACGTTTGACCTGTGAGTGATTGCGTAGAATATGATGGTGCTGAAGTTGAAAAACTTATAGTAGAAACGCTAATAGTTGGTGGCTCCGGTGGAACTGAAGCAATTGAAAGATCTGTTATTGTAGGAGAAGTTCCAAGAGCCATAGAGGGTTTTGAATAAGTAGGAGCAGTTCCCGATATTGATACAGAAGAAGTATCTATTACTGGTTTAGAAGGAGCAACTGATGATATTGATAATGTACTTGGACTAAATGACGGTAACGTTTCTGTTGTTACCAACAATGATGGAGCAGGAATATCACTTGGTAAACCTGAAGTTTTATTGCCCATTGCATTTTGAATAGATTTTATTGAAGCATAAATAGCCACAAGATGTTCAGCTTCATCAGGAAATGCAGTTATTGCTGAAAGACCATAAGTTACAGCTGGATATTGCACCTCTGAATACGTACACGTACCACCATCAGGCAATACGTCTAAAGAATTATTTTCAACGTAATAAACAGGATCAGTTATTGTAGCATAATTCATATCATCAGGATCGCTATATCTACCTTTATAATCTGCTGCTATTGGTCTACAAGGTTGTTTGATATCTCCATCACTTCTAAAAACACGAAGAACCTTACCAGTGGTTAACGTATCAGCAGTACCAGAAGTAAATGATTGTGAAGAAGAACATAGATTAAGAAGATTTTGAGGAAATAAATTTATTAATTCCTTAGCGCCATCTGTAAGAAATGTTGTTAGCTCTGTTTGGTTAGGAGAACTTGAACTTGATATATCAAGACTTGTTAATCCTTCTACTTGTTCTTCGAAAGTAGCCATTAAGTACTCGCAACAAAGACTTCAACTTGACCGCTATTAGAACCCGGATCTACTATAATACTTTCCAAATCTGTTAAGGCGGTTACGATAGTAGCAGAATCATCATCTGTATGAGCACCTTCATCAGGGGCTCCCATTAAAAAACTTCTACCAGCTTCAAGTAAATGCGTCATTGATAAATCAGCAGAAGAATTATCCTCACCTGAATCTAATTGTAATGAAATATTTACAGAATTAGAACTATCTAAATTTGTAATACGTATATATTTAACATTTTCTTTATCAAGAGCACCATCTGCTATAGCAACAGTAGATTTAAATACTAAAACAGTAGCATCATCATCTGACGCAATAGTAACTATTTTCTTTGTAATATTTGCAATACTTGATATTTCAAATGTACGCTTAGAACCATAATTCTGATTTTCAAGTATAATATCTTCTTCTATTTTAACTTTTAACTTAGCCATTATTTCCTCTTCTTAGATTTTACCTTTTTTCTGGCTTTTTTCTTTTTCTTTGAAGGTCTGCCTCTTTTTGAACCATAAGTTCCTTTACCGTACGGCATTGTTCCTCCTTTTATTAAATTCTTTTAATTTAGATTGCCAAAATTGAGAACCACTTTTTAAGCGTTCTTTTTTAGCCCTTTCTATTGTCTTATCCATTGTAGTAGTTGAAAATTCAACATCACTTCGCTTTGCAGTTTCACTAATCATATACATATTAGTAGTGAACTTGGGTTCAGATGCTCTTTCTCCACAAGATCTACAATAAAACCAACCTTCAAGATTGGGTTCCTTACAATTTATGCAATTTCTTTCCATGATGTGAGGGGGTGTCCTTTATACGACACCCCCCACAGTTCTCACTGTTATCCTTATCTATTCGGATTAGGCTATAGTTTCAGCGTTAGCGGAAAAATCAGCATCAGTCAGATCCTTACCACTTCCATAAACATACCATCTTTCTCCATCTGTCATGAACCAAGCATAGTCTCCAGCCGTAGCTGCTGCAGTCCAAACAACGAAATCATCATTTGCTGCTGCAAAATTACCTGCACCATCATCATATCCAATCATTTGTCCGATATTGGCAAGATTTGAACCACTTCCCATATCGACACTAACAATCTGATCCATATCGGCATCAGTCACAGCTGAATCCTCAGTTAGAATTATTTTACAATTCCAACCTGACGATACGCTTGATATTGTTGGTAGGGTAATTAACACTGTAGCTGTTGGATTAACAAGAATGATAGAACCGCTATCTTCTCCATCCAACGTTACACTTGCTGTTACTTTCCTGATTTTTAAATCAAGATTGCTAACACCACTTGAACTATTTAAATAGTCACCTCTCATAATATTCCTCCTTATAAGCTTTCAAAGCTATATAAAGCATGACTCTCAGGAACTGTGACTTCAAGTCCAGCTTCCGTAAGAATCATATCTTTACGTAAGTCTTCATCAGCTTGTTGTACGTTAGATATAATATGAGTATCACGATTTATACCATTGCCAACCAATGGGCGATAAGCCACATGATTCATATCAGCAATTAACATCAATCCACTTGCATAACCTCTGAATATAGGTTCTTTAACGATCGCAAGTGATCCATGAATAGTATCAAGTTCCATGATCTTATGACCAAAAGCACTCTGTCTTGGTTCTAATTCTGCCTTCATTTGAACTCGATCAGCAGACATGCTATTATACATGAATCCTGCGCTTCCAAGTTTATTCAGATAAGATATAACAGGTAAACCTGCTAAACAGAGTTTTTGACCGCTACCACCGCGAGCTGGATCAAATAAAACTTCTAAATCACCAAGCAACTTATCATAAGTTAATTCAGCGCCTGTTGATGATTTGAAATAAGAACCTCCTCTTGAATAAGAGAAATTATTTGCTCCATCTGTTGGGGTTACAGTTCTAATAATATGACCGACTAAACCATCGGTTAATTGAGAAGAACCTTGTCGAGCACGTTGACTGAAAAGCATTGCTCTTTCAATATCAACTTTATGCTCTCTTAATTTGTGACTCCATACACGTGACCATTCATCAGCGTGACCGCGATACTTAGTAGCAATCGCAGTATTTGACATTTCTGCCGCTGTTTTGAATATTTGAGTGTATCCGAAGTCATCGTCCATCTGTCCACTCCAAGCATCTGGTGAACCTGAACCCTCATCAAAAGAAGTACCAATTACCATACATTTTGCATTATCATCCAAAATGTCTGAGTCTGAACTACCCGAATCAGCTGGCAAGGATAAAACCTTACCAGTAAATGACGCAACGCCATCTGAACCAGCGGTTCCTGAAAAGGAAGGAGCTGTTTCAACCCGAACGAGAACTTGTGATACATCAATACCGCTAATAGCCGCAGTTTTTGAATTTACTGCAACTACCATTCCTTTTACAAGGAATTGCGGTGCATAAGTACCACTTGAATCTCCTCCAGCTTGTGCATTATCTGCATCTACCTGAAAAGAATAGGAACTTCCTGCTACTACAGCAGAACTGCCATTAACAGCCGCTGCGAGCAAAAAGCTTCTATCAGACCAATCGGT